CCTCTTTGGGGCCCGGAGGAACCAGTCTCATGCGACTAGATGGTTGGGAAAGCACTGCCTCCTGAAGCAGTTCCCGAGTGGGTGATCACGTAGCGAACTGTGATCCAACCACCCGTGGTTGGTGGAGTGCCGGCGACTTGCGTGGCGAAGCTTATAAGACGGGGGGTGATCGCGTCCCTAGTGAAAGGGCCGGTTACGAGGACCTCTCGTCTATTGTCGGTCTTGTTCCCATGCAGAAGCAGCTTGGCGTTGAGCATATCAGCCTGCTTGCCGTCGACGTCGGTGATAGGTGCGGCGGTGGGCGTCGCGATCCATTTCACTCGACTGTCATCCGGAACAGTGATCGGCACTATAACTTCGACTTCAACCTTGTGAATCACATTCCCCTCAGGAATGTTGGTGTCGTCATAGTTGTTCGCGGGCTTCGGGCCAGTCAAGTGCAGAGCTCTAGCAGTCGATGTGGTGACTGATCGTGGCAGCGTGTATGTGACCACCTCCTCGTGCATGGTTGGTGGGATGATTCTTGTGGGCGAGCTGGTTCCGGGCTTGGTTCGTGGCTTCCTGGGGGGGGGGTTGCGTCGATTCGTGTTTGCTGGCTGGCCTCCACCTCGTCGGTGACCTGTGCTGTTGAGGTGGTTGTTGAGGGCTTGGATACTTGAGAATGATTTACCGCAGACGGAGCACTTCATTGTGAGCTGTGTTGTGGTGTTGGATCATAACTAACAGCCTGATGTCAAAAGGGAGTCATTGAGCTCTGCATAGGCGAGATCCAAGGTCTTTCCTTTCAATTCGCTCATCTTAGCAGCGCCGTACTTGAGGACCATCTTCGGTGTGAGCCAGGCGGTGGACATCATTGCACGGACTCGGCCAGGCGAAGTGGAGTACAAGAATTGACCCATTGAGGCATGAGCTTCACGCTGATCCGGGTTCAAGATGTCATCTACAATGCCTCCCAGCTTGTGACCGTATGAGTACTCGAGCGCGTAGTTGAGAATGCAGTTATCAAGCGTGTCATTAACCTTCGCAAGTGCCAGCTTCATGGCGAAGTGGATGGGTTCTCGAATGATGCCAAACTGGGTGCAGATGAAGCCGCAGAAGATTGGTTGGCTGATGAACTCTGTCTTCGCCACGATCTTGAACAGCTTCTGATTAGTGATCCAATCGGCATTAGTCTTTGCGAAGCCCACAATCAGAGAATCGTCGCCTGAACACATGTATGGAGTTGTGAGGTCGTATTGCAGGTTCATGAGTGCCTC